ATTTGTTGATACCACGCGGCGATAAGGCCTTCATCGAGCGCCTGATGCGGGATGCGCGCATCCCGCTGCTCAAGCACATCGGCGGTGTTTGCCATGTGTATATCGACGACAAGGCCGATCTGGAAAAGGCGCTGCGGCTGGCCTTCAACGCCAAATGCCATCGCTACGATATTTGCAACGCTATGGAAACGCTGCTGGTGGCGCGCGGCGTTGCCGCTGCTGTGCTGCCCGGTCTGGCCGCACTGTATATCGACAAGGCGGTCGAGTTGCGCTGTGATCCAGAGGCCCATGCCTTGCTGGTCGGCTATCCCCATCTGTCCGCCGCGACCGAAGCCGACTGGCGCACCGAGTATCTGGGAGCCGTGCTGGCCGTAAAGATCGTCGAAGACCTCGACGAGGCTATCGAGCATATCCACCAATATTCGACCAGGCATACCGAGGCGATCGTCACCGAGGACTACACGCGCGGCATGCGCTTCCTGCGCGAAATCGATTCCGCCTCCGTGATGATCAACGCCTCGACCCGTTTCACCGATGGCTTTGAATTCGGTCTGAACGCGGAGGTGGGTATTTCAAACGACAAATTGCATGCGCGTGGGCCTGTTGGACTGGAAGGCCTGACCTCACTGAAATATGTGGTACTGGGAACGGGACAAGTACGTGTGTAAGGGACGCCACCAATGCCTACGACAATGAAACCACTCGCCATCTCGTTTGACGACGTCGCCCGTGCGCATCAACGCATCGCCGCCGCCGTCCACCGTACGCCTGTGCTGAGCTCTAGCATCGCCAACGAACGCGGCGCTGCGCAGCTGTATTTCAAGTGCGAGAATTTCCAGCGCACGGGCGCGTTCAAGTTTCGCGGCGCCTACAACGCGATCACTCAGTTCGACGCGCAACAGCGGCGGTACGGCGTGGTCGCCTTCTCCGCCGGCAACCACGCTCAGGGCGTCGCCCTAGCGGCGCGCCTGCTGGGTGTCAACGCCATGGTTCTGATGCCGAGCGACGCCCCTGCTATCAAGATCGCCGCCACCCGCGGTTATGGCGCGGAGGTGCTGTTGTTCGACCGCCGCAGCGGCGAGCGTGACGCCTTGCTAGCCCGTTTGATCGAACAGCGCGGCCTAAGCCTGGTCCCACCTTTCGACCATCCCCATGTGATGGCGGGCCAGGGCACGGTGGCCAAGGAATTAATTGAGCAAAACGGTCCGCTCGATGTGCTGCTGGTGCCGCTAGGCGGCGGCGGCCTGCTGTCCGGCTGCGCCACCGCCGTGGCAGCGATGAACCCGGAGTGCGTGGTAATCGGCGTCGAACCGGAGGCTGGCGACGACGGCCGGCGCAGCCTGGTCGCCGGCAGCATCGTCCAAATCGCGCTACCCGACACAATTGCGGACGGCGCGCAGACGCAGCACCTGGGCCAGCACACTTTTCCTGTCATACAACAGACGGTGCGCGAGATCGTGACGGTGAGCGATGCGACCCTGGCGGCGGCTATGCACTTTTTTGGCGCCACCATGAAGATGATCGTCGAGCCGACCGGCTGCCTGGCCGCCGCCGCCGCGTTCAGCGGCCAACTCGACCTGCGCGGCAAACGGGTTGGCGTCGTCGTCACCGGCGGGAATGTCAGCCTTGCCCGTTTCGCCGCCTTGACGGGAGAGTGCGATTGAAGTCAGGCCTCCGGGGTCCTGGGGCCCCAATTCAAGTGGCCTGTCCGCGACGGCGCAGTCGCGAAGCGCAGCCAACAAGAGGCTCTTTTAGTAGGTCGATATGCCAAGAAAGACCCGCCTGGCAATGCCGGTGGTGGTGGTTCACGCCACTGATCCGCTTCGCCTCGTTCGTCGAACTCAATGAGTGTCTGTCACAACTTCCGGGAGCTGGTGCGACGCTAGCTCCCCACGCAAGGCGAGCACGCCAATGTCGCCTGCTTTACCGACGAACAGTCGCTGCTGCGGTTGATCACGGTTACGTCGAAAACATGATGCGCATCTCATCTCATCTACCTCCCTGATACGATTTGATCGCAACCGTTGCAGTGTTCCGACCAGCGCCCGCTCTCACACCTAGCCGTGAAGCCACGCCTTCTACCAGTTCAAAAATTTGCGGCGCTTGGGCGCGGTCCAGTTCCTTCGCGAACACCGACATCTCCAATCGCTTGAAAAAACGGAGCGTCGATAGCAAGAGATACCCCCCGGCCACCAGCGCGCCGATCCCAATAAGACCAATTATCTTGGGTTGAATCATGCCGAGGTATACGCTTTCCGCCGTGTATATGCCATAAACGGCTATGGCACCTTGCGCAAAAATTGAAACGGCGAGCATCAATAGGACAAGATGGATGGTAGGGCCGAAGACAAGAGCGAGCCTGTCTCGATTGCGCCCGCTGAGCAGCTTGGCTCCGAAAATCAGTACGAGTATGCCTATGCCCAGCGCGGCGGTGTATGCGCTACCACGCTGTAGTAGGCGGACATTATCCAAGTACGAACATGTGTCTTCTGGGCGGTCGGCCGAGGAACAGATAGTATCGAGCGATATCCCTTTGGCGACCACTGTCGCCTTGTCCATTGAGTACTGTTTGGCGACCGCATCTTCGAATGTATTTTGATACGTGCCTTCGACTCCTTTCCCGACAAACAATCCCAATAGTGGAACGGTGAAAAGGCACAACAAAAGACCGGCGAACAGCTTCAAAGCTTTTTTATTCATATTCCCCCCCGATGGTTCGTCTCTGTGTCTAGCTCGGACCTTGTGCTGACTTAGGTCAGACAGCGGAAGGATACCGGTTATTGCCGTTCGACCTGGCAGCCCCGCTAGCTCCAACCGCAAAATGACCGCCCTCGGCCGTCACTTCGGCGCACCCTTCCCGCCAAACCGCTCGATCCCAACCTGCCGCGCGAAGTTGTTCGGCACGAACTTCCCGAAGCCGAACGCTTCTGCAACCACGACGGCCATGCACTCGTCGAGATCGGTGTCGAAACGAGCGAGCAGCTTGACGTGATCCCCGAACAGCTTCGCGTCATCCAGCACCAGCGTGTCAAGTATGCCTGCCCGTGCTGCGACCTTGGCATCAAGGTTACGCCGGCGCCGCTGCGCATCATCCCGCGTGGATTGCTAACGGAATCGGCGCTCGCATGGGTCGCCTCCGGCAAGTATCAGTTTGGCATGCCGATCTATCGCCAGGCTGGCCTGCTGCGCCGCTTCGGTGGCGACATCTCGTCGAACACGCTGGCCGCGAGCATGGTCCGCGTCGGTCTCGCGACGCAGCCCGTTATCAACCTGATGCGCGACGCGTTGCTCGATGCTGACGTGATCTACTGCGACGAGACGACGTTCCAGGTTCTGAAGGAAGAGGGGCGCAAGCCGCAAACGAAGAGCTATCTCTGGGCGCAAATGACCGGATCGGGAATACCCATCCGCTGTTTCGCCTATACGGCGGGTCGCGGCGCGAAGCTGGCCGACAAAATGTTCGCCGGCATTCACAAAGGTGCGGTTCTGATGACAGATGGATACGAACCCTACAACGGCATCGCCAAACAGTATCAGCTCGTGCATCTCGGATGCTGGGCTCATTATCCCGAGCGCGGTTTTATCCAGAGTGAAGCAGGTTGTCACCAATGCGCACGCGACAGATCTGGGATTCGAACTCCACATAATATTCGATCGCTCACAAGGACTGAAGGAACGCGAGTAGGTCGGCCTTGGGCTTCCATGGCTTTGCGTTCGCCGGCCCAATGCCGGCCTTCTTCCAGAACGCCTGCATAGCGTCGCGCTTCATCTGCAGGTTGATCGTGATATATCGACCTGTGGTTGCGACGCTAGTGTGGCCAAGGTAGTCGCGAATCGCCGCGCACCTCGACGCCTTGGTCGCCACGAAACGCGAAGCACGCCACCATCGCGGGCTCGATCATCTGGCCCGGGCAGCGCCGGCCAGCCAGACCATGATGCTGCAGGCCGCACAACGCGGCGGCAACCCACCCACACCTCGCGATAAGCAAACGGACGCGTAGCCAAAGGCTTGAAGTCATCGATCCATGCTTCCCAGGAATCGACCATGCACCGCTGCAACTCGGCAAGCTTGAACACCGACGCGGTATCGTCAATGAAACCGCACATCAGCAAGTTTTCGAATTCCTCGGGACTGTATTCGCGGCGCAGTTCGTCCAGATCAAATAGGTTGCAGCCACCCGCCACGGCATCCATAACGGTGACGAGCTGCCGCCATTGCGCGTCCGCGCCAAGATGCCCTCGACACAATGCCGCATGCGCAACGTCGATCGTGATGTGCTCGTCTTTGGCTCGACCACGGTTAGCATGCGTCCCGGACCAAAACGCATACGCCTCATGCGTAATACTCGATGGCGTCGAGAAATATGTTTTGCGCCAGCGCTTGTGCATCGCCATGCCCGATGCGACTTTATTGAGTTCGCGAAACCGGGGCACCCAAAAGTATTCATCGAAATAGAAATTGCCGTGATAGCTCTGAGCAGTACGCGCGCTGGTGCTCAGAAAATAGAGTGTGGCCGTGTTCGGTAAGATGATGGGGTCACCGGTCAACTCAACTTCGGCGGCTTCCATCGCGAACTGGGCAATGTACTGCTTGAAGACGTGCGCCTGGGCTTTGCTGGCCGACAAAAATATCTGATTGCGGCCGGTTTCGAGCGCATCGACCAACGCCTCACGCGCGAAATACCAAGTCGCACCGATCTGTCGTGATTTGAGAATATTCCTAGTGCGCTGATCGCCGTTCCGATACCACACTTTCTGGTAGTCAAACAGCGACTCGCGAAAGGCGGTCAGGATCTGCTCGTGCTGTTCCTCGCTGATCGCATTGCGGCTTGGCTTGCGCTTGGGTCCGCTGTTACGCGCTTCAATTGCCGGGTTGAGATCCGCCTCCTTGCCCGTTTCCCCGTACTTCCGCACACGCGCCAGCCGCTCAACCTGGCGCCCCAGCAAATCAATTTCCTTGAAGTCGCGACCATCCTTGTCCGACTTGGCAATCAACACCATCAGCCTGGTTTCAAGCGACGCCTCGATGCGCTCGCACGCGCTAGCTTGATCCCATGCACCGCGCCGCTTCCATGACGTCACGGTCGAGCGCTTGAGTTTCAGGTGGTCCGCAATCGACGTGAGGCGCCAGCCCTGCCAGTAGAGGGCGCGTGCCACGCTTCTTACATCGTCTTCAAGTACATCGGCGTCGGTGGTTTCAAGCATGACGCCAGCGTACCGGCGCCCTACGCGCGCAAGCACGCCTCGGCGTCTGTCCTCGGCGTGAGCACAGACACGGTTGATTGAGTCGCGCAGAACGACGCCGCAACATGGCAAGCAACGCACCACCCATGTTCAGCCGATTGGAGTAATCCGCAATGCAAGCAGGCACAGAAAATCATCGCACCTGTTCCAAAATCTTCCGCGTGGCCGTTGAAGGCGCAACCACCGACGGGCGCACCATCCCGCGCGAGTGGATCGAGCAGATGGCAAAGAACTATGATCCGCAGAAGTACGGCGCACGGGTGAACATGGAACACATTCGTGGCTTTGCACCTGCACCGGACAGCCCCTTCGGCGCTTATGGTGACGTGCTGACCCTCGAAGCCCGCGAGGAATCAGACGAACCACACCAAGGCAAGCTTGGGCTTTACGCGCAGATCGACCCGACGGCCTCGCTGGTCGATCTCACGAAAGCTCGGCAAAAAATCTATACCTCAATCGAAGTCGCACCCTCATTCGCCGATACGCGAGAGGCTTACATGGTCGGCTTGGCGGTGACGGATAGCCCCGCAAGCCTGGGCACCGAAGTTCTATCGTTCGCTGCACAGAACCCGGCCGCCAACCCGTTCGCGAGCCGCAAGCAAGCGCCCGGCAACCTGTTCACCGCTGCTGCCGAGACCGTGATCGAGTTTGAAGCCGGGCCAGTCAGCGCGAGCCCTGGCCTGTTCTCTCGGGTGAAAGAATTGCTCAACGCGATAAAAGGCAAAGATGCCGGCGACGCCTCGCGCTTTGCCGATGTAACACATGCCGTCGAAGCACTCGCCACACACAGCGCCGACACGGCCGCCAGGGTCGAAAAATTTGCCGGGCGCGTCGATGCCCTCGAAACACAGGTCAAGGCCCTCACCGCCGATCTAAGCAACTCACAGCAGGCATTCGACACCCTGCAACAGAAGCTATCAACCACCGGCAACGGCCAGCCCACGCGCCCCTCGGCGACCGGCCAAGCAACCACCGCCGTGACCGACTGCTAAGCGACCCGGCAGCCCTTCCAACGTCTCGGAGATTTTTTACATGCGCAATTCAACCCGTGCCGCCTTCAATGGCTACTTGGAGCATCTCGCCAAGCTCAGCGGCATCGCCGATCCGACAGTCAAGTTCGCCGTCGCCCCCAGCATTCAGCAAAAGCTGGAGACCCGGATTCAAGAGTCGAGTGACTTCCTGACCAAGATCAATATCGTCGGCGTCACCGAACAACAAGGCTCCAAGCTCGGACTCGGCGTCGGCTCGCCGATTGCCAGCACCACCGACACGACGCTGAAGGACCGCGAAACCATCGACGTGACGGATCTGAACGAAACCGGCTACCTCTGCACGCAGACCAATTTCGACTCGCACCTGACCTACAGCAAGCTCGACGCCTGGGCCAAATTTGCCGATTTCCAAACCCGCATCCGCGATGCGATCGTCAAGCGCCAGGCGCTGGACCGGATTGCGATCGGCTTTAATGGCACCTCGCGGGCGGCCACCTCCGACCGGGTCAAGTACCCGCTGCTGCAAGACGTGAACAAGGGCTGGCTACAACAGTATCGAGATCAAGCCGCAGCACGGGTGCTCGCTGCCGGCAAAGTTGCCGGCAAGGTGCAAATCGGCACAGGCGGTGATTACGAAAACCTCGACGCCCTGGTGATGGATATTCTGTCCAACCTGGTTGACCCTTGGCATCAGAACGACACGGAGCTGTTTGTGTTCTGTGGCCGCCACCTGATGCACGACAAGTATTTCCCGCTGGTGAACAAGTCCCAAGTACCAACGGAAACGCTCGCGGCCGATGTGATCATCAGCCAGAAGCGTATCGGCGGCTTGCCGGCAGTCAGCGTGCCTTTCTTCCCGGTCAACGCGGTGTTGGTAACGCGCTTCGACAATCTGTCTTTGTACTACCAGGAAGGCGGCCGACGTCGCAACGTGGTCGACAACTCGAAGCGCGATCGCATCGAGAACTACGAATCGAGTAACGACGCCTTCGTGATTGAAGATTTCGGCTGTGGCTGTGTCGCGGAAAACATCGAGATGATGGCGGTTGCCTCATGAGAAGCCCCGCCCGTTCCCACTTCGAACGAATGACTGCCGCCCAAGGCGCTGCCTCGGCCGGTCCCGGCGAAACCCTGGTCCACGCCACCGGCTACGAGCTGATGCTCGCCAAACTTGCGACCGACAAGCGCCGCCTCAAGCAGATCCAATCGATCCAACAGAAGATCGCGGTCAAAGCCGAAGTCTTGCCTGAGTATGCCGACTACGTGACGGGTGCGCTGGAAGGCGGACGCGGTGCGCAAGACGACGTCCTGGTCACCGTCATGTTGTGGCGCTTGGATGCCGGTGACTACGACGGTGCGCTCGATATTGCTCACTACGCCAGCCGACATGGTCTCACACCGCCCGATCAATTCGAGCGTTCGCTATCCGCCGTACTCGCCGAGACGTTCGCCGATGCTGCGCTGGACCCCGCCCAGGATAAGCCCGTCACGGCGTCCCAGTTGCAGACCGTCGTCGCGCTGACGGAGGGTGCAGACATGCATGACCAGATCCGGGCAAAGCTCTATAAGGCGTTGGGGTTGGCGAGCCAAGCACAGCCGAGCACAGCACTTGAACACCTGCGCCGCGCACTCGCCCTGAATGAGCGGGTTGGCGTGAAGAAAGACATTGATCGGCTCAACAAGCAGATCGAAGCCGCTAGCCCTATGCAAGACGATAGCGCCAGCAGCCCATAAAGAGCCCTCCGGCATGGCGGCGCCAGCCGATGCTGGCAATACCTAAACGGTAACGCGATGCTGACGCCGGCCCACCGCCATCATTTTCTAGTGACTGACCTCATGAACAGCTTTATCGCCACCGAACCGAGTAATACTCCGCCCACGCCCGAAGCCGGGGCAACGATTACCAATGACGGCTGGTTCCCGCCCATCGACTTGAACACGCTACGCAGCACCATGCGCCTTGATGGTACGGTGACCCATGAAAGGCTGGTCGACGCCGTGATCGAAGCCATCGCCTACACCAATGCTCAGTTGAGCACCTGGCAGGCGCAGCAAGTCGCCACAGGGTACGCAAGCCTCGCCGACGTGCCAGCATCCCAGGTCAATCAGGAAAGCGTGAAGCTCGGCCACTACCGCAGCGCAGTCTATCGCTGGGCGCAAGCCGATTTAACCGAGCGCTACCGGGATTTCGATTCGACCCAATCCGGCCACGCCGAAGCCGACCAGCTCAGTGCAACGGTAGACGATCATCGCCGCGCCGCACACTGGGCGATCAGCGATATCGCCGGTCGCCAGCGTAATACCGTCGAACTGATCTGATGAGCACCGTAATCGCACAACAAGGCGACACCGTCGACGCGCTGTGCTGGCGTCACTACGGGCGCACGGACGGCACCGTCGAAGCGGTACTCGAAGCCAATGCCGGGCTTGCCGATTACGACCCCGTGTTGCCGCACGGT